GTAAAGAAACAGGTGAGAACAAGATGGACACGGAGTTCTTAGAAAAGATAGATAAACTACGTGATGAATGTGGTTTTCCTTTTACTATTACTTCAGGGTATCGCTCACCTAATCACTCTATTGAGAAAGCTAAAACAAAACCTGGTAAACACTCAGAAGGTATTGCTGCTGACATCTTTACACGTAACTCTAACCAACGCTATTTAATTATTAAGTATGCTACTGAGTTAGGGTTTACAGGTATAGGTGTAGCAGGTAACTTTGTCCATGTGGACACACGTAAGACAACACCAGTTGTTTGGACTTACTAAAGTAAGAGGCACTACGCCTCTTTCTCTATGTTACTTAGGGCAATGCATAGGGTATATAGAGAAAGAGCCGTGAGAGTATGCTTACGGACGTTTATAGGAGGATATATGGCACTACCAATCGCAATGGCAGGTGTATCAGCAGGATTAAGTATTCTTGGTGGTTTATCTGGGAATGCCGCTATACAAGATGCGGATATTAGACTTCAATAATCATATCCAAAAAACTTGCGGTCAGGTATAACAAACCCAGTATTTGAATCGCTTAAACTTTGTGCAATATTGACAATTTCAGTTACAAATACAGAGTATTCATCTTTAGATAAAGATTCGGTAGATGTTACGGTGGTTATAACTTTACCAGAAATAACTTCCGTTTCTATTAAGCCCAAATTTACTTTTATCTCTTTTTTAAGGTAATCAGGATTTACACCAACAAACTCAGCAATGCAATCTATTAAGAAATGAGCATACGCACGTTGCTGGGTGCTTTTCCTGGGCTTTAATTGTTCAATTGTTATAACTAGACTAGATTCACCTAAAGACCGTATGAACGCAACCATATTGGCCCACACGGTTTTTCTGGTATCAGTATGCAAATAAAACTTAGCGCTTTTCTTGTGCTTTTGCATAATTAATCCAGTGTTTAGGAATTGCTTTGCAACCACCAGTAAATACAATATACGCAGTAATTAATAAACTAATACGGCTTAATCGTTCTGCTGGGGTTGAGCCTGTTAATTGGTCCTGGTCATTCCATATACCAGTCTTTAACAGATAGCTATCTTTATCACGGCCCGCACAAGCATAGAAAGTCTTGTATGAGCCAAAGATAGGTTTTATTTCGCTTCTTTTAATCACGATTTCCATATCTTATATTTTCCTTAAAATGGTACATCTACGTTATCAAAACCTGGTTGTTGCTGCGTTTGTGGGCGAATGCCGTATTGTCCTTGCTGTTGTCCGTTGTTAAAGCCTTGCTGCGGTTGCTGTTGCGGCTGTTGTTGTCCTTGAGAATGTCCAGTGTTTTGTCCACCAGCAAACTCAATATTATTAACAGTACATTGCATTGATGCGCCTTGCGTACCGTCTTGCTTTTGATATGTAGTAAGCTTTAGTTCATCACCATTAATAACAATCTTGCTACCTTTAGTTAAGTGCTGCTGTAACGCTTCACCTTTCTTACCGTAAATGGCACACCGTAACCACATCGTTTCTTTTTTGTCACCGTAGCCAGTATTGTATGCGCCTGAAAACTCAAGTATTGCTGTACCTGATGGTGCATACTTTAATTCGCTATCACGACCTAATGTTACTAATCCAATAATATTCATGTTTACTTCCTTTGTTTAAACTAATGATGCTCTAATTGCAGTTTGTTGATTTGACCCAAACTCGGACCATAAATCTTGTTGTTGCTCTTTACTTAATTCACGCCATAGCTCTTGCACTACGCTTGGCTCGTTTTCTTGCAAACCAGTAACGATACCAGAGATATATGTGTTACGTTCCTCTTTTGTTTTAAATAACTTTTTTGCTGTAACATGCTTAGTGTTATCCATGCTATCTGCGTCTTTAGTATCATCAATAGCAAATAATCCGTTTAACGCATACTTTCTAGCATAAGAGCTGGTTGAGCCTGTTATTTGTGCATCGTCCATGCCTTTCTTGCTGAACGGCTCTCTAGCAAATGCAGTAACACTAACAGCTACGCCCTCGGCATTAGTGATTGTTGCAGTAGCTTTTACATAATGTCTATCGCCAACTAGCTCAATGGTATCTGATAATACAAGGCAGCAAGAATGTTCAGCAAGCAATGGTTTAACAGCTTCGTTAATATCCTCTAGGCTGCGGTATTTATAACCACCAAACTTATTAGTCTGACTTTTATTAGCTTTTAGCTCTACTTGTATGCTATTTAATTCTTTCACTTTATTAACTCCTCTAACTCTCTAATTGATGGCTTATCCTCACCGTCACTTTTAATAATCCACATAAGGCAGCGGGCCACAGTTCCAGGGTGTTCTTTAACTATTTCTTTTAATTGTAATAACAATTCAGTATCAGTCATGTCATAACTCCAGCGGTTGTTTATTGATTAACTTAGTGGTTATTGTAAACTCTATTTATAGGTGCTGTCAAACAATAATATGAATATATTTGCTAATTAATTGGTTGAATGAATCGTTAATACAGTGTTATAATTACCACGTACTGAAGATACTGACGTTGAAGCGGTGCAAAAAAGCATTACAATATATAAGCCGATTACGGAATAGAGAGGGGGACTAATGCACCCCACGTCAGCTCTCTATTCCATAGTCGGTTTTTTTATGGAGAAAATTTATGGGTACTTTAAAAAAGCATAATGCGCCATTTACACAAATTCCAAATAAGCTATTAAATGATAGAGAGCTGTCACTCAGCTGCAAAGGGATATATGCGTTTATGATGTCAAAGCCTGATGACTGGAACTTTACAATTGCAAGTATGTCAAAACAGCTAAAAGAAGGCCAGGACGCAATAAAATCTGCCCTTAAAGCATTAAAAGAATCTGGCTGGATTACATACACAAAATTTAATGATGGCCGAGGTGTATATGAGCTAAACCTTGATAATACGCCAAAAGTGGAAAACCCTCATGAGGGTAATCCCCTCCAGGGAAAATCCACTCCTATTAGTAATAAAGATTCTTTAGTAATAAATATTGATACTAAACAAAGCAAGCAAAGTACGATTGCTCGTTCTGGACTTGAGCAAGTATTAGTTGATTACAGAAAGTCTATTAAAAAACCTATCAAGACAGTAAGGGGTTTAGATGGATTAATCAAAAACATTTACCAGACAGCAGAAAAGCATAATATGAGAATTGATAAAGTTATTGAAACAATGATGGAGAACGAGTGGCAAACAATTAAGCCAGAGTATATAGCAAACAATAACAAGCAAGTTAATAAACCGTTATTAGCAAGTGATTTGAATGGAGCATGGTAATGGACATAGTAAGTTACATTGATAATATGCAAATAAACAGTCGTAAAGATGCCAGCACGGCTTTATCTAGTCAGACCCATAGTGATTCTATACCTAAAGAAGTAAAGACAGCACTAGACGCTATATTTCAAGAGCTGATGAATTGTAAGCCTAGCTGGAGAACAGCGTTTAAAGAAAAGGAAGAAGTTATCTCTTATAAGAAGGCGCTAGGTGTGGCTATGTTTAACGCAAAGATTAACACAATGGAGAAGGCACAGTTTGGTATTGCGTATGCACAGCTAGACAGCTCACCATTTTTCCCTAGTGTGGGCCAATTTATAACCTGGTGTACAGAAGGGTACGGCCAGCATTTGAAGAAAAAGCAGCTAGAGCAGAACATGAATCGCATTACTGATGAAAAACTAATGTTAGATAGTAAGCCGTTTGAAGAGCGTAAGGCAGAAGCTAAAGCAAATATAGCCGACCTAAGAAATATATTAAATAAAGTTTGACATAACCCATTATTACAATTAAACTGGGCCTAAATCTTAAATAAGGAAGTAACAAAATGAAATACACATTACCACATGAACGTAAGCGTCAACAAAGAGTAGCAGTTTTAAAAGAGTACGCATACAACACGGTATTTTATTTTGGAACTATTATTATTGGCGTGTATTTATTACTAGGATTATTAGGAGAGTAACATGACTGAATTTGATTATGACTGGAACGGTATTGTATTTGTAATGGTAAAGCATGGCGACCTTGAAGAAGATTATCCGCATTGGACTGATGTTGAGTTCGCATCAGAACAAGGTGACATTGAAAAAGGTGGTTTTTTAATGGTTGAGGATATAACGCACAAAGCACGTTTAGAAATCAGAGAAAAGGCATTTGACTACTTTATGTCAGAATACGATGTTTACGTGGATGGTCAAGAATGAGCAAAAAAGAAACAACATTTTTAATCAGAACGTGGAATTGGCTGCGTTCACAAGGTTACACAATATCTGACGCTGATAAAGCAATGAACTTAACAGTAGAAGAGTATGACGCATTAATAGATAGAGGTGCAGCATGAAATTTGCAAATAACTTAATTAACCTGGACGGCAACAAAGAGCAGCTGGAGTTTGAAAAAACAGAAGCGGGCGTTGATTGTACGTTTAACGACTTACCAGTAGCCGCACAGCGTATAGCTATTGACATTATTGAAAAGCATAAAGAATACAACCTAGTTAAGCGTGCTATTGATAGAAGCATTGAGTTTAAACAAGCTTTAGGCATTGCTAGTGGTAACTTTTATTTAAAAGAAACAGATTCAGTTATGCGCTGGTGGGCCTACAATTATGATAAAAATGGTGGCGTGCAATGAGTACATTAAAAATAAACAAGCTAGAGCGCCAGGTAAAGAAGCTGAAGCAGCAAATTGAAACGCAAAGAATGATTACTGAAATGGAGCATGAGCGTTTAAATAATCATTGGACCAGTAAGTTTGACATGATTGTTGGTATGTTTGAGATACAAGCCAATGAAGCAGGAACAATTACCGAGCTAAGAAAATGGTTTAAAGACTGGACCGAAGACGTAAATGCAATTAATGCTGAAGAGGAGAATGCAAGTGAATACATGGCAGACATCATTGAAAAGCATGGCTTTGAGTTTGAAATCAAAAGTATACCCGTCACGCACAAAGAGATATTGGAAAAGTATTAATATGAACGAAACTAAAAAGCAAACACAAAAAGAGCGATTACTGGAGTGGCTAGAAACATACGATTATTGCGAGCCTATTGTTGCATGGCAAGAGCTAGGTATTTATCGTTACAGTGGCGTTATCCACCGTCTAAAGCAAGACGGACATAGAATCATAGGTGAGAATGTAAAAGTAAAAAATAGATTTGGTGAATCAATTAGCATAACTAGACATAGATTGATTAAGTAATGGCTAACAGTAAGCGTAAATGTAGAGGGTGCAAAAAGTTTTACCCGCCTGAAGAGGGCCGTACAGTAGGTCCATGCTTTTACTGCTCTATTGATTGCCAGATGGGATTTTTAAAATCTCCAAGTGGAGAAGCAGCTGTTAAGAAGGTTGCTAATCGTAACCACGCTGCTAAGAAGGTGAAGCTAAAGTCAAAAACAGAGTGGATAAAAGAAGCTCAGATGGCTTTTAATTCATTCATACGGGAGAGAGATAAAGGCAAGCCATGCATCAGTTGCGGTAAGCCAGATAACAACAACCACCAACGCCATGCATCACACTATCGAAGCGTAGGAGCATGTACTGCATTAAGGTTTAATACCAAAAACGTATATGCATCATGCGCCACCTGTAACACTATCCTATCTGGTAATTTGCTAGAGTATAGGATAAACCTAGTCAAGCAATACGGCCCAGAGTTAGTAGAATGGCTAGAGTCACAGAATAAGGTAAAGCGGTTTGATATTGATTATTTAATCAGGCTAAAAAGAATTTTTAAAAAGAGAAAGAAGATATACCAAAACCTAAATAAGAAGATATAATATTGTTGTGGATAGGGTAGCTCCCGAAAAGCTAATTGGTTATTAGCAGCCACACTTCCAACTAACCGAGAACTCATTTAACCAAAGGGTTTACCATGAAATGCAAAATAAAAGACTGTAACAAAGAAGCTGTATACAAAGAGCGTCAGATATGCCAAATGCATTATTTCAGATATATGCGAAACGGCACGTATAAAAAAATAAAGACAAGAAAAAAGTTTATAAAAACGCAAAACGGATACATCAAACGATACTTACCAAATCATGCGCTAGCAGATAAGGCCGGTTATGTTTATGAGCATCGGTATCAACTATACAAAAAGATTGGGCCAGGCAAATTTAAATGTGAATTATGCATGAAAGATTGGAGTTGGCGAATATACAAAGACCATGTTGACCATATCGACAATAATAAGCAGAATAACCAAATAAGCAATCTTAGACCATTATGTAACGGTTGCAATGCTTTTAAAGACTTTGATTATGAAACAATGAGCAAGAATCTATTCGCGGTAGATAGCACCACCAGAAGCGCTAGAGCATGGGCCGCAATGAGTGATGTAAGAGTATGTGAAGCAACAATCCTGAGAAGGAGAAAGGCTGGCATGAGTGACTATAATTGTGTTTATGGTGAGAAAGTTACGCATAAGCATTCATAGAGATATATTTAGACGCAAAGCTAACTTATATGAACAGAGATTCAGAGGGACAAAAAATGACTGACATCAAACAAGCAACATCTGAAGAAGAGAGAGAGTTCGAGCGGATGGAGCAAAACAATCCAATAGAGCCTAATCACTACACTCGCATGGCAATCAGCCCATTAGAGTACATAGAAGCAAATAATATTAACTACACTATTGGCAATGTGATTAAGTATGTTAGCCGATACGAAAACAAAAACGGCCTGGAAGATTTAAAGAAGGCACAGTGGTATTTAAGTCACGTAATAGATTATTTAGAAGGAAAATAAATGAGGAATATGGAAGAGTTACAAATGGCGGTAGCAGTATGGGCCGAGCAAAAAGGTATTATGTCTAAATCGACACCATTGAAGCAGCACGTAAAAACCCAGGAAGAAGTAACAGAGCTATTAGAAGCACTGGTTGATAAGAATGACCATGAGATTAAAGACGCAATAGGTGATATTGTTGTCACGCTAATTATCCAGGCATACATGAACGGCACAACTATTAACGAGTGCTTACAGCAGGCCTATGATGTTATTAGCAAGCGTACTGGAAGAATGGAAAACGGTATATTTGTTAAGGATTGCTAATGAGCTATGAAGATGATAGAAACTTTCACCCAAATGGTGCGGTCAATTTTCACTTTACAAAATCAACTAGGCCGCCCAAGAAGATAACAGCAGAAGACAAGCTAATCTCACAAAGACGTAGAGTATTAGAAGATATTAAATTTAAAAAAGAAAATGAAGTGTACAGCGATGCACTAATGGAGTTAGATAGTGAAGGGAACTAGACAAGTAAGTAAGTGGTGGACTAATCAATCTGTAGAGGATACAGCAATTGAAATTGAGCGCTTAATTGAATCAGGTGCAACAAATGCAAAGATTGCAGAGCAGTTTGGTATTTGCAGTGAAACAGTTAAAAACTTTAAAAAAGAGTATATGGGGTATATCCCTAACTTAGCACCAGGCACATCACTAGCAACTCATAACAATGCAAAACGTGATAGAGCAGAAGCTAAGAGAGAAGCAGAGATTGATTCATTAAATAGATTGTTCAGTCGGTATGTAATTGGTGCAAATCCAGCAGCATTAAGCAGATACTCTTTTTAAATTTAACTAATAAAATCAATATGATATAATTTAAACTCACAATAAAAATGAGATACGGTGTTATGACCCCTCAAAAAGAAAAGAATCTAGGTGGAAGACCAAGAGCCTATAAAGAAGAGATAGCACAAGCTATATTAGACAAGATTGCACATGACTGTATGAGTCTAAACCAGATTAGTAAAGAAGAAGATATGCCAGCCAGGGCCACTATTAACAAGTGGATAGCTCGCAATGAAGAAGGGTTTGCAGACAGGTATCGTGTTGCATTCCAATGTAGAGCCTACTTAATGGCCGAAGAAATCATTGATATAAGTGATGACGGCCATAATGACCAGGTAATGAATAAGAACGGTGACATGGTTACTAATGGAGAAGCTATTAACCGTTCAAAGCTAAAGGTAAACACAAGACAGTGGGTAATGAGCAAGCTAATTCCTACGTTTGGTGATAAGCCAGAAGCTACTAGCACAGATGGCGCAGGTACAGTCATTGTTAATATAGTGAAAGACGATGGCACAACCAAAGACGCTTAAACTATTAGTACATCAGTACGAGCTACTAGCAGACGAAAAGACTAAGGTCCTGGGATTGGTATCAGGCTTTGGTGGTGGTAAGACATACGCTATTGCTAGAAAGGCTGTAAAGCTTGCAATGATTAACCCAGGCTCAGACGGTATAGTAACAGAGCCTAACTTTCCACTGCTGGACCAGATACTTATTCCCGAAATGAAGGATGCATTAGATTACTTTGGATTGCCTTATAAGTTCCTGGGTAAGAACAACATCTTTTATGTCGACATTGGGGGCGTAGAAACCAGAATCATTTGCCGTTCAATGGAAAAGTGGCAGACGCTAATCGGTATCAATGCCGCCTGGTGCATCATGGACGAATTCGATACGGTCAAGCTAGATACAGCAATGAAAGCGTACAAAAAGTTATTAGGTCGTTTGCGTGTTGGTAACGTAAGACAGATGGTAATAGCAAGTACACCTGAAGGCTTTAACGCTATGTATCAGATATTTGTTGAGCTGATGGATGACAATAAGCGTTTAATCAGAGCTAAGACAACAGATAATTATCACCTACCTACCGATTACATAGACAACCTCCGCAATGAATAAACCCAGGCATTATGAATCGTGTGGGTGCATTGAAAAAAGTCATTTGCAATAGTAAAGGCGAGCGTACATTCTTTGTAAACACAATGAAGTGCCCTAAGCTTACCAGCTCATTAGAAAAGCAAGCGTATGACGATGCCACTAAGATGCCAGATAAGAAGTCAGGGTTTGATAACGAAGGCATAGATGCTGTTGGCTACCTAGTAGCAAAACTATTCCCTGTTGTGGTTGAAAGACCAAGAGGGCGCTTGATTGTAGCAAGCAATGCAACTACGGAGTACAGACCTCATGCTTGATATAACAGAGTTTTTCAAAGATAGACCAGATACAGATACCCGTGAGTTTCGGGATATGACATTAGCCGCAGAGGAAATAGTGTGGCATAAAGACGGTTTGGTGATGTTAGTGCCTTATCAAGATATGCATTATTTAGTAGCGAAATCAACAACTAAGAAACAAGATAATGTTATTATAAGAGCTGATGAAGATACCAAGTATACGCTAGGTTTTTTAAAAACAATAATTGACACAATAAACAAATCAACAAAGCCAGTAATAACTGATGTTGATGGTGAGTCAAAGTTTATGCGTAAGACCTTAGTTAAGTTTGGTTTTGTTGAGATTGAAGAAGATATTTACTTATTGGAGAAATAATATGTGTGGTACATGGGATAGACTTTCAGGTAAGACTGATGCAGACAAGAGAAAAAAAGCTGCAAAAGCAGCGGCAGCAAAAGTTGAGCGTGAGCGTGCAGCACAACAAGCTGAAGCAGATGCACAGTTAGCAAAGCAGCAAGAGCTAGCAGATGCTAAGATGGCTTTTGAGCAAGGCAAGACAAAAGAACGTGCATTCCGTTTAAGCCGTAAAGGTGGTGGACTATCTACTAAATACAGTGGTGCTAACTTAGGTGGAAGCACAGATAAATTAGGCGGGTAAGTTATGGTTAAGATTCCAGCAGATAGCTACAAGACCGATGAATACACTATGCTGATTGATGAGAAAGGCGCAGAGTTAGGTGTGATTAAGCCACTGCAAGAGGTTTTGTTGCCTACTGCGGAGTTTAAAGTAACAGCGTATGCACGATTAACTTCAAGTAAAGGCGTTATTTCATTAGAGCCAGGTAAGCTTTACAAGCTAGAAGCACCAAAGCGTAGAAAAAGAAAGGTGGTAAATAATGAAACAGCTTGAGATTAAGTCTGTATTAAGACGCTTTAACGAAGCCAAAAAGAATAAAGAGCTTTGGCGTACACGCCTTAGAGATTGCTACGAGTATGCTTACCCTGAAGGTAACTTATTTGATAAGCGTTCACCAGGACAGGACACGCAAGAGCGAGTATATGATTCAACAGCAATTAATGCTTTACAGCGTTATGCTAACAAGATGGTTATGCAGCTTATTCCACCAACTAAAAAGTGGATTGCACTAGAAGCAGGCAGCGATGTTGCAGAAGGCGATGAAGAGCGTATCAATCAGCAGTTAAGCATGATGACAGATATTTTATTCGAGAATATCAGCAACTCTAACTTAGTGGGCCAGGCACAGCAGGCATTCTTAGACGCAGGTATTTCAACAGGTGCAATCATTCAAGAAGATGGTGATGGCATTGATACGTTCTTAAACTACCGAGCTGTACCAACCAGTGAGCTGGTCCTGGAGAAAAGCCGCTTAGGTTTATTGCAGAACGTGTACAGAGAGTTTGAGATACCAGCAGGTGACTTAGATACAACATTCCCTAAAGGCGCAGGCAAGTGGGGCGATGACATTATCCGTAAGCAAAAAGATACACCGCATGAGCTTATTACACTAATTGAAGGTGAGATTAAAGATGAATCAGTTGATGCTGGTTATTATTCATTCTTAATCATTCCTGACCAAAACCGTTTTGTTTACCAGATGAAGCAAGAAGTATCTAGCTGGGTAATCTTTAGAGAGCAGACAATGGCGGGTGAAGTGTATGGCCGTGGACGTGTTATGCGTGCAATCAAAGATATTAAGACATTAAACGAGCGTGTTAAGTTTATGCTTATTTCAGACGCTTACAATGCACCTATCTTTACTGCTGCTGATGACGGTATCTTTAACACAAGTACAATCAAAGTTAATCCAGCGACTACTATTCCAGTAGATTCTAATGACAATGCTAATCCAACTATTCGACAGCTTAATGTAAACAGCGGTACACCTATCCAGATGGAAGGCGTGCGTTACTACCAGTCAATTGTAGATAAGGCCCTGTTAGATGGTGTATTTGGTGATATTGAAGAAACACCAGTACGTACAGCAACAGAAATGCAGATTAGACAAAATGATAACAGTGAAGCAACAGCAGCAGCGACAGGTAACTTTTTAACAGAGTTTGTACGTCCTATTGTTGATGGTGCTATCTATCGACTAAAGAAAGCAGGTAAGATTGCTAACATTAAAGCTGACGGTAAGTTGATTAAAGTCAAGTATATGTCCCCAGCTAGTAGAATGCAGGACTCAGCACAGTTACAAGACATGGTAACAGGATTGCAAATGATTCTAACTGGACTACCAGAGCAAAGTCATAACGCAGTCAAATGGAATGATGTGCCTAAAGAAATCTTTAACCGTTTAAACTTGCCACTAAATCTATTGAAGTCTAAAGAAGAAATGGAAATGGAACAGCTCAAGCAACAGCAGCAAATGATGCAGATGCAACAAGCAGAGCAGCAAGCTCAAGCGGATAGTGCATCACAGATTGAAATGGCTAAAGGTGAAGCAAGGGCAGAGCAAGAGCTAGCTAGAGGTATGGTGAATGGACAATAAAGACATTGAGAAGCTAATTAAGCACGTGTTTGGCAGTGATGAAGGTAAGAGATTGCTGGACCACCTATATGACCGTAACGTGCTAATTAGTATTGCCAACACAGAAAGCTTGCTTGAGATTGGTAAACGTCAGGGCCGAGCAGATTTAATAATGATGATTAAGCGCATACTGGAGAATAAGTAATGGCTGATAGAGAGTTAAGACAGATTTTAAGCTCAGGTGAAATCCCTGACGTTAAGATTGGTAATACAAATTTAAACAGCTCAGTAGCGACTAAGCAGTATGTTATTGATAGAGTATTGCCTGTTGAGCTGCGTGCTGATGTTTTAGAAACTGACGTAGCAGTATTGCAAACAGAAGCAGCAAGTAAAGGTTTGTTAGTAAATAATACAGACGCAGATATTCCTTTATCACTTACCACTTCGTTTAGCAAGATTGAGTTTGCACCAGATGTATTGGTTGGTACTGAAACAAATGGATTTATGAGCTATGATGTAGCTAATAAGCGTTTTATCATTACAGCACCAGGCGTTTATGTATCAACAGTATTCGGAACAATTGCAGGCGATAATGGTCGTGAAGTAACGTTTACATACTATTTGAATGGTCAAGATACCGCATCAGGTCAAGTACCAGTTTACATATGCAATGGAACGTTAAAACCAATTCGAGTATCTGATGGCAGTGCATTTGTCATTACACAAGCACATTTAGATACAACAATTAACAGCGCATCAGGTGAAGCATGGGTAGAAATTTATGCTATGTCTGACTCAGCTGGAACAGTAGATATTTTGTCAAGCAAAGTAATTTTAGAAAAAAAATAAGGTGGTAAAAAATGGATACAGCACAAGCTCCCATTGAAGCAGCAGTAGAACAAAACGTAGATATGTCAGCAGCACAAGGCAGTAATCAACCAGGTTTTAGCGGTGATGTTACACCAAAGCAAGCTATGCCTGAAGATATTGCCAAGTCATTAAGTGGTTATGACATTAAAGCAGCAGACTTAACAGCATTAGGCGTAGAATCATTAAGCGGTAAGTACAAGACGGTTGGTGATTTAGAAAAAGCTTACACGCACTTACAGCAGCGTTTTGGTTCTTTTAGTGGCGCACCAGATGAATATGAAATCCCTGAAGGCATTGACGCTGGTGACTGGGTTACGGACTGGGCTAAAGATAGTAACTTATCACAAGAAGGTTTATCGTCTTTGCTTGAAAAGTATAACGAGCAGACAACAGCACAGCAGAATCAATACTATGAAGCTGAATTACAAAAGCTAGGACCAAACGCAGATGCACGCTTAGATAACCTAAGAGATTGGGGTAAGGCGAATAACATTAATGAAGATGTTATGGCAGATATGTTTGCTTCAGCGGCCCATGTAGAAGCGTTAGAATCGTTAATGAAAGGTGCAAGTGTACAAGCTCCAGTAGATACACAGATGCAGCAACCAGCATTAACTAAAGACTACCTAAACGAAATCACAAATGCTAAAGATGATTATGGGCGTAAGAAGGTTGAATCTAATCCTGAATACGCCAAATGGGTACAAGACCAGTGGGCACGTTCAGTAGGTTGAAAAATAATTTACAATAACGTTTTCATATAGTTATAATAAACACATCAGACACCTTTCTTTAGATATTTATATCTATAACAGAGAGCCTGGTATTAGCAAGACCCGTGGCAATAGCCGCATCACTAAGAGTGATTAGCCTAATATCAGGATACCTAAAAACTCTTAGATGGAAATTTTAGTTTTGACTTTCATTTAGGAGATTATCATGTCAAACACATTAAGTTCAGTACAGGTTGAGTTATTTGACTCACAAGTAAAACACGAATACCAAGCACTACAATCAACTCTACGTGACTGCGTTACTCTACGAACAGGAATTACTGCTGAGAAGTATGACTTCCGTTTAATGGGTAAAGGTCAAGCTACTGCACGTGCAGGCGCTTCAGCTGACGTAGTACCAATGAACGTAGCTCATTCTCTTAAGCAATGTACGCTTACAGATTATGAAGCTCCAGAGTACACTGACATTTTCAACCAGGCAGGTGTAAACTTCCAGGAAGTAAATCAGTTAGCACGTACTATTGCAGGCGCTTTAGGTCGTCGTCAAGACCAGCTAATTATTGATGCAATTGATTCAGCAGCGACTAATGAAGTTGCGGTTGGAACAACTGGATTAACACTAGCTAAACTTGGTGAAGCTAAAGAATTCTTTGATGCTGTTGAAGCACCAGAAGAAGAGCGTTATATGCTTATCGACCACACAGGTTTACGTCAGTTATTAGCTGATACTACAATCACATCATCAGACTACAATACAATATTGAACAGGCAAGAAAAGCGGCAAATGCAGCAGATAAAGGTGCTTTATTAAACTTTGCTGGCTCATTCTTTTAAAAAGGAAATAACATGGCGTTAGAACGTTACGAAAGCAGACCACAGCAAACATCAAGCAGACCTATTGACACTGGTGTAAGCGTGATTGCAGATGTCAAGTCTAGGGGTGCTAGTATGCTAGCTGCGGAGCTAGACAAGTTTTCAGCAACTCTAGGCAAAGTGGGCACAACCATTACAAATAGAATGGCGGCTCAAGAAGGTACACGTGACGCACTAGAATCTACTAACAAGCTAAATGATGCGTTAGCTAAGTTAGATGTAAAGCTAGAAGAAGCCAATAAGAAAGGTGACACCAAGAAAGTAGAAGAGCTATTGGCCCAGAAGTCAGAAGCTATTACTGGTGCAAGTAGAGAAACGCAAAAAGGTTCATTCTTTAGATTAGATAGAGTTTATAACGAAGCCGCTAACAAGCAATTCGCAGACGCATTTGAATCAAGCTTGCCGATGATTAAAGCACAGGCCCGCATGATTTCTGGTGATGACCCAGCAGAGTTTTCTCGTGTATTCAAGAAGTATACAGATAAGATGATTGATGATGCGCCTACACCAGAGCTAGCAGCTTACATGGGTGCAACATTAGTAAGACAGGGTTCAGGCGTAGCAGCACAGCTAACGTTAAACGATTACCAAAAAGCCAAGACATTAGCCATTGAAAACTCGCAAGCCGCTCTAACGGGCCTAGAAGAAGAGATTATTGCAACATCAGAGCAAACCTTAATTGATGGTTATATGTATCAAGAAGGCAAGAATGCTGTTGATTACAGTCCAAGGCTAGGCGATATGATGGGCGGTTACATTGCTAGAGTTAAATCCGATGTAGAAAATGGTTATATTGGTGAAGCTGAAGGGCAAAATAAAATCCAGGTAATGAGCAAGAAGATTGAATTATCAGTATTCAATGCTAATGCTCAACAAGCAGTATCTAACGGTGCTGGTATTGACTACATGGAGAAGGTAGCGCCAGCAGGTTCACCGCTTTGGCTAGAAAAGAAGGATATGTTCGAGAAGCTATTATCGAATGATATTATCATGCAGAACAGATTAGACGCTCAAGAAGAAGCTGAGAACAATGATATTTCTGCTAACAAGCGTGATGAATACTATTCTACTGGTGAATATCTAACAATGGACATTGAGTCAGACCCATTCCTTACATTCTCAGATAAAGTTAGCCTACAAAGACAAAAGAAGTTAAACCAGGAAACATCAGGCGAAGCATATATTACAGACCCTACCATTATTTACACAATGGACCGTGAAGCTATTGAAGGTTTGGGTGTAACTAATGCCATCAAGCGTAGTTTATACACGGCATGGGATAAGCAGGACGCATTCAGTAAAGAGCTAGAAGTATCAGGCATTCATACTACGACTACTAAAAAGATTGAAGATGCGTTTGAACAGGACGTGTACAAAAATATTTACGACGCAGTAACAAAAGCCGAACAAAAAGATATAGTCATTAATCCTAGTTTGATGCGTGATGTAGAGCAAGCACGAAAAGAAGCTGCTATTGAAGCATCACAATTGCCTGTACCAATCACCAATATGAAAGCAGAATACGCTAGAATCTATACTGAGAAGTTAGATAAAGTGCAGAAGACATGGGTTGGTAAGTTTACAGAGCGTGACCAGCTTACGGCTAAGATTAAAGAGCTTACAGAACGTAACGTAGAGATTACTAAAGAAGACAACAGCAGCATAATGGGCCAGGCAATGTCTATGTTTTCTACAACAAACGCAGAAGCACTAGCTAAATCTAAAGCACAGTTAAAAGCAGAACAGCGTAAGAACGAGCAGCTAATAAAAGAAATGAAAGCAAAGCGTAAGCAGCTAGGCTTTAAATAAGGAATTAACATGGCGTTTGAAGACTACAAACCAGTAGAAAGCGAAGTACAAGATGAAGAGTTTAACCTACTGAATAAATCATCAGAAGTGTT